TATATCTGGATTCTTTGTTGACGATTTTAATGATACTTCACTTTTAGATGCAGATTTAACAACTGCTGGAGTTATTGGTGGAGAATTAAGACCTCGTATCTTTAGCAATTCTCTTCAGTTAAGACCTCTTCCAGCAACTGAAATTGCTGAGAGTGATTTAGATTTAACGACTAATTACACTCTGTTAGATTCTAATGTTCAGAAAACTGGAAAAGCAATAACTCTGAAATACGATTCTGTTGGTTGGATAGAACAACCACTTGCAACTAGAGTTGAAAATGTCAATCCATTCCATGTTATTGAATATACTGGATTCATCAAACTTTCACCAGCTTCTGACGTTTGGACTAGAACTATCAGAATTCCAGGTAGAAGCACTACTTCTGTTATAGGTGGAAGTGGAGGAGCAACAAGAGTAGTAGGATCTAGAACAAGAGATGTTATTGTTTCTTCTTCTGCCGAGAAGTACATTCGCTCCAGAAACGTCTCTGTTGTTGCCACAGGACTTAAACCACTTTCTTTACACTACCAATTCTTAGATAATCACAGCAACGTAGATTTTGTACCAAAACTCGTTGAAATTGCAACCGACACAACTTTAGAAAATTATGGTTCTAGTGGTGTGTTCTCTGCTGGAGAAACTGTAATTGGTTATTTTGAAGGTGAAAGAATTATCAGATTCAGACTTGCTAATTCGAATCACAAAGAAGGTGCGTTTAATTCACCAACAAGAACATTTAATATTAACCCATACGCAAAATCTGAGAATATTCCAACTTTATACAGTCAGTCTTCTAAAGTACTGAATATTGACATAGCATCTCTATCTCAAGAAGCTCAGGGAGCATTCTTCGGATACCTCTTGATTGGAGCGAAATTGGTAGGACAAACTAGCGGTGCTGTTGCATACGTAAAAAATCTTAGAATACTGACTGACAACTATGGTGACTTGTTAGGTTCATTCTTTATCAGAGATCCACACACCACTCCTGCTCCCGATCCTAGAATTCTTACAGGTAAGAAGACTTATACATTAACAAGTAGCAGTTCTAATGCAAAACCACTGCCAGGAAGCAAACTGATTTCTTCAGGAAGTGCATCTTATACCGCAACTGGAACTTTCCAAGTCAGACAAACCGTAACGGAAAATCTTGCTGTTAGATACGATCCACTGGCACAATCATTTGTTGTTGGCAAGGACATCGATGCTCCAGATTTAAATGGCGAAAGTGATGATGACAATGGCGCTTATCTGACTAAGGTTGATTTATTCTTTAGTAACAAACCAACTGGAAATGAACCTCTGATTGTTCAAATAAGGACAGTTGAACTTGGAACTCCAACATTGACAATTGTTGGAGAACCTAAGACTCTTATTCCAAGTGATATCACAACGTCAGCGACTGGAGAAGTTGCTACTACGGTTACTTTTGATTATCCAATCTTCCTCGCACCAGGAAGAGAATATGCAATAGTTCTTCTTGCACCAACCACTGATCAATATGAGGTTTGGATTGCTAAGATGGGAGAAAAGACTGCAAATACTGCATCTCTTCCAAACGCAGAATCTGTGATTTATTCCAAGCAATTTGCAATGGGAAGTCTGTTCAAGTCTCAAAATGGTTCTATTTGGACAGCAACACAAGAGCTAGATTTGAAATTCAAACTTTATAAGGCGAACTTTACAGCAACGAGCGGTATTGCTCACTTTGGCAATCCACCTCTTGATGAAAGTAATGGATATAAGCCAGTTCTTCAAGATAATGCCCTAACAGCCACTCCAAAGACAATGACTGTTGGCATTACAACAATTCTCTCTGGAGATCCTGCAATTGATGTTCTATCGGTTGGAAGAAGAATCGGTGGAAATAACAATATCAGTGGATATGGAAACATTGTTTCTGTAGGAAGTTCGGTATCTACATTAGGTATTACTGATGGTGGTACAAACTATACAAATCAGTCAGATGTTCCAACTACAACAGTTGTTGGAAGTGGTTCTGGATTGAGACTTGATTTTACAACAACATCAGGTGCTATTAGTGGAACTACAATTACAAACACAGGAAATGGATATGCAGTTGGTGATGTTGTTACTATTGATAATTCTGATGGTAGTTTTACTGGAAGAGATTCTAGACTTACAATCACTGCAATCGGCGGCGTTGATACATTGTATCTCACTAATGTTCAAGGTGAAAAAGGTTCTGGTAAGTCATTCCAGGTAGGAGCTGGATTGAGTATTTACGACACAGATTCCAGCATTATTGGTTTGGCATTAACGACTATTACTGATAGAACTTCTGAGGGAACAGGTGTAAATTCTGGAAACTACTTGCATGTTGAACACTTTAATCATGGAATGTATGCCAACAATAACCAATTAGTCCTTAGTGGTGTTGAATCTGACGTTGCGCCAACAACACTTTCTGCCGAATTGCTTTCGACAGAAACAACAACTATTGAAGTTGCAGATTCTAGCAACTTCACTACATTCGAAGGACTGGCAGTAAGTGCCACGAATAAGGGTTATGTTAAGATTGGAGATGAAATCATTGAGTACACTGCAGCGGCTTCAAATCAATTAACCATTAATGCTAGAGGATTTGGTGACACAATATCTCAAACACATGCAGTTAACTCTAGAGTCATGAAGTATGAGTTTGGTGGAGTATCTCTCAGAAGAATTAATGGAGTGACTTACGATATTTCTGACACTGGAATTGAAGCAAATCGTTATTATATTGAAATTGATAGGAGTGCCACTTATGGACTTGATAGAAGTGTAGATACTTCTACTGGACCTCAATTGTCGTTTACTGGATTAATTGGTGGTGGGGACAATATAGTTGCTTCTGAAAATATTGTGTTCAATGAAGTCACACCAAGATTTGATGTTAGTGCTCCTGGAAAACTTACATCAGTAACTGCAGTAGTTAGAACTACTACAGGAACTAGTATTGATGGTAGTGAAGTGTCCTTCCAACGCCTTAATACTGTCGATACAGTATTATTAAATGAGTCCAATTCTCTGGATTCTACACGAATTGTTTGCTCTAGAGTCAATGAACTAAATCAAACAGTATTTAATAATGTCGCTGGGAGAAGATCTTTCACTGCAGCATTAACTCTTAATACTGAAGATGAGAATCTCTCACCAATCATTTATTTGGATGATTCTACAGTTGAGTTTACAAGCAACAATGTCAACAGTCCAGTGAGTGATTATGCAACTAATGCTGCAGTCAAGTCATTCTTAGGTGATCCTCACTCTGCAACATATGTTTCAAATGTTGTAAATCTGGCACAACCTGCATCTTCTCTCAAGGTTCTTTTGACAGCATATAGACATCAATCTGCAGACATTAGAGTTCTTTACAGTTTAGTAAGAGAAGATTCATCCGCTGTTGAGCAGGAGTTTGAATTATTCCCAGGATATGATAACCTCACATCAACTGGTGATGGTGGATTCAATGTCGTAAATTCTGCAAATAACAGTGGAAGATCTGATGTAAGAGTTCCAGACAGTGAAGACAATCAATTCTTAGAGTATGAGTTTAGTGCCGAAAATCTTGGCAACTTTACTGGATATAGAATTAAGATTGTCATGGCAGGAACGAATCAAGCATATCCTCCAAGAATCAAAGATCTCAGAACAATTGCACTGAAATGAGTAAATTGATTAAAGTGAAAGATCATCCTCATCTCTACAGGGATGAGGAGACTGGGGCAATTGTAAATTGTGATACAATTGCCTATAATAATTATGTCAAAAGAGTTGAGAGAAAAAACTTGGAAAGGCAAGAACTTGATGATATGAAACGTGATATTGAAGAGATTAAATCTCTACTGAAAGAGTTTTTGAATAAATAGCGAATTCAATGGGAGTGAATCAAATATAAATATCTAAAGGAATACGTGCTCATCTGAATAATGGCAATATTTGTATCAAATATAGTAATAGAGCAGGGATTTGATTTTGATACTACGTTTCAGTTGGAGGACACGGCAACTGCCACCCTTCTTGATCTAAGTGGTTATAGTGTTGAATCACAACTTAGAAAAACATACACTAGTTCTACAGCAGTTTCTTTTGCTTCAACTATTACCGATGCCACCAAAGGTAAAGTTCAAATATCCATGGCATCGACAATTACTGCAGATTTAAAACCTGGCAGATATGTTTATGATGTCAAATTAACCACTAGTGGAGGAGCCATTTCAAAACCAGTAGAAGGCGCTGCATTGGTAAGAGCGGGAGTAACTAGGTAATGGCTACCATAAAAGCTAGGGTTGGTTCACAAAATACAGTTCGCGTACTAACAAGTTCGGCAACTGCATCATCACGTCTAATTGATGCTTCAGACTTAAACTCAACGCTAAAGACTGAAGATGGGATGATTCTCGTTTGGGATACGGGATCATCTGCATTCATAATGACAAGTGTGATTGATTCCGCATCAACCACAATTGAGGGAATTGCTTATTTTACCAATACTACAAATTCTACTCTTCCAACAAATGGCGCATTAGTTGTCAGTGGTGGAGTCGGTATTGGCGAATATCTGCATGTTGGAGCTGGTGTTTCTGTTGTTGGTATAGCAACTTTTGCATCTGATTTAGATATTAATGCTGCTGTTGATGTTCTCAATGGCGTTAATATTTCTGGTGTCACTAGCGTTTTCTCTCTCAGTATTGGTTCTACACAAGTAATCAGTAGTGGTAGGGAACTTCAAAATATCTTATCTCTTGATGCTGTTACTACAGCAACTATTGAAGAAGCAATTAAAGTCGCTCCAAATGAATTTACTGATTTAAAAGTCACAGGAGTATCAACTTTTGTTGGACTTGCAACGTTTGCATCAGGACTTGAAGTTACAACAGGAGTATCGACATTTTCCGATGCTATTGATGCTAACGGAGATTTGGATGTCGATGGGCATACTGAACTTGATGACTTAAATGTATCAGGTGTTTCTACATTTGCTGGTTCTGCCGACTTTAATGGTGATGTTGATGTTGATGGACACACCGAATTAGACAACTTAAATGTTTCTGGTGTATCTACTTTTGCTGGTGCCGTTGATATTAATAACGACGTAACCGTTGTTGGTTTTGTAAGTGCAACTGAGGGATTATTTTATGATGATGATTTTAGTGCCGAAACTGGAATAGGGTACTTTAATACCTCTGGCAAATTAGTAAGCTCTGCTAGCACGGAAGCTGCAATAAGCACGAGTGAATATATATTAACAACACAAGTAACATCAGGAATAGGGACTCCCGTATGGACGGACACTATTGATGGAGGAGAATTCTAATGGCTAAGCCAAGCACAAAGCAAGGATTAATCGATTACTGTCTGAGAAGATTGGGAGCACCCGTCCTAGAGATTAATGTAGATGACGAACAAATTGATGATCTAGTAGATGACGCCATTCAATATTTCAACGAACGTCATTATGATGGTGTTGAAAGAATGTATTTAAAATACAAAGTATCTCAGGAAGATCTTGATAGAGGAAGATCTGCTTCTAGTTCTGGATCTCAAATTTCAAACGGAACATCTGGAGTTGGTATCGTCACAACAACAGGAACATCGACAATAGTTGGGGCAGCAACCACATTTAATTTCTACGAATCTTCAAATTATGTTCAGGTTCCAGATTCAGTAATTGGTATTGAAAGAATATTCAAATTTGATACCAGTTCAATTTCTGGTGGAATGTTCAGTATCAAATATCAACTGTTCCTCAACGATTTATACTATTTCAACTCAGTTGAACTATTACAATATTCAATGACAAAATCATATCTTGAAGATATTGATTTTCTACTTACCACAGACAAGCAAATAAGATTTAACAAGAGACAAAATAGATTGTATTTGGATATTGATTGGAGTTCTCAATCAAAAGATACTTTCTTTGTTATTGATTGCTATAGAGCATTAGATCCAGACGATTTTTCTAAAATATACAATGATAGTTTTGTGAAAAAGTATCTGACAGCATTGATTAAAAGACAGTGGGGACAGAACCTCATCAAGTTTAATGGTGTAAAACTTCCTGGTGGTATTGAATTAAACGGAAGACAACTTTATGAGGATGCTGAAAGAGAATTAGAAGACATTAAACAAAGAATGTCTATGGAATACGAATTGCCACCTCTGGACTTTATTGGTTAATTATTATGGCACTAAATCCTTTCTTTTTACAAGGTTCTGCTAATGAGCAGTATTTAATACAAGATTTGATTAATGAGCAGTTGAAAATTTATGGAATTGATGTATATTATATTCCAAGAAAATTTATAAGAACTGATAATATTTTAAAGGAAGTAGAAACATCAAAGTTTGATGATAATTTTATCATTGAAGCGTATCTTGATAATTATGAGGGATACGCTCCAGGTAGTGATTTGATGACTAAGTTTGGACTTAGATTGAAAAATGAAATTAATTTGATTATTTCTCAAGAAAGGTTTGAAGAATTTATTGCACCATTTTTGGATGGTCTTCAGCAAGGGATTACTGATGGAAATATCACCGATTATGATATCAATTTGATTACTCGTCCCAGAGAAGGTGATTTAATTTATTTCCCTCTTGGGCAGAGATTATTTGAAATCAAAAGAGTAGAAGCAGAAAAACCTTTCTACCAATTAAACAAGACATACGTTTATGAACTCCTTTGCGAACTCTTTGAATATGAAAATGAGGATATTGATACTGGTGTTGATGAAGTTGATAGAGTTGTAGAAGACGAAGGATACATCACCACACTTCAATTAGAGAGTAGTGCAGTGGACGCCACCGCTACAGCAACTCTTGGTGGCAATGATATGGTTGGACAAATTGTATTGAATAATGACGGAAAAGGTTATACATCAACACCAACCGTTACTATCGCAGATCCTGTTGTTGGTGGTGGTATAACTGCTACAGCAGTTGCAATTACAACAGAAGCTGGTGGCGTTTATTCAATTGAGTCCATTAGAATTACAAATGCTGGTACTGGTTATACTGCAACAAATCCACCTTTGGTAACAATAACTGGAGGCAATGGTGTTGGTGCTGCCGCTACAGCGGTTGTTGTTGATAGTGGTATTAGACTACTCACAATAACGGATTCTGGAAACGGATACTTTACTGCTCCAACAGTTACAATTACAGGACCTGCTGGTGCGGGTGTAACTGCAACATCTGTTGCCACAATTGAAACAGTTGAAGGAACGGTAACAGCATTGCAGATAGTTAATGCCGGTTCTGGATATGCTTCGGCTCCAACGGTTGCTATTTCCACAGCAGGTTCTACTGGTATTGGAACCTTTATATACAATGAAACTGTTACCGGTTCTATTAGTAGTACCACTGCACAGGTTAGAGGATTTAGGA